ACCGAAACTGGAAATGTTGGTATCGTATCTGTAACCCCGGCAGCAGGAACAAACAACAGCGGTATTTCCTCTGCTACTTTGGGAAGTGCTGCTTATACTGGCGAAGTTGATTGGTTCAGTCAACAAAATATTACCCTGACCAATTCTAACATTCAGTGGAATAATCTGGCACCGGCACCAGGAACTTCGGCATTTGCAGAACCAAGAGGATCTAGATTTGATGAAGTTCACGTAGTAGTTATTGACGACTTGGGGACTGTTACTGGTAATGCCGGAACAATTCTTGAAAAGCATATAGGTCTTTCCAAGGCAACTGATGCTGAGTTTTCTGCAGGAAGTACTTCGTATTGGAGAAAGTATATTGCCGCAGGTTCTGCAAATATCTTTGCCGGTGGTGCTCCTGCCGGACTCACTACAACTGGATTTAATGCCGGTCAATTTGACTTAACGACCGATAATGGATGGGACCAACCCGCAGAAAATGTTATTTTTGGTGCCGCAGGTGCTAATACCTACACATTAACAGGTGGTCTTAACTATAATGGTCAAACTGGAATTGGAACTACCGGTGCTCTTACTGCTGATCTTAGTGAGTTGAAGGATGGGTATGATTTATTTGAAAATACTGAAGAAATTAAAGTAGATTTCTTATTAATGGGTTCTGCCGGATATGCCAAAGAAACTGCACAAGAACTCGCAAATAAACTCATCTCGGTTGCCGAACTGAGGAAAGATGCAATTGCCTTTATTACTCCATATAGAGGTGCCGCTCTTGCAGACAATCCAGTAGAGGGTGGAGTTACAGTCAAAACTCCAGAAGATATTACCAGAAATGTACTTAGTTTCTTCTCTTCCGTAACATCTTCGTCTTATGCAGTATTTGATTCTGGTTACAAGTATATGTACGATAGATTTGCAAATACTTATAGATATGCTCCTTTAAACGGTGATATTGCCGGTCTGTGTGCTCGTAGTGATATTAATTTCTTCCCTTGGTATTCTCCTGCCGGTACATCAAGAGGTGCTATTCTAAATGCGGTTAAACTTGCATACACCCCAAGTAAGTCACAAAGAGATCGTCTATACTCCAATAGAATCAATCCAATCATCTTCTCACCGGGAGCAGGTATTATTCTGTTTGGTGATAAGACTGGATTAGGAAGAACATCTGCATTTGATCGTATTAATGTTCGTAGACTCTTCATTTACCTTGAGGATGCTATTTCTCGTGCCGCCAAGGATGTACTGTTTGAGTTTAACGATGAAATTACAAGAACCAATTTCGTAAATACGATTGAACCATTCTTGCGTGATGTTCAGGCAAAGAGAGGTATTTTTGATTATGTTGTTATTTGTGATGAAACAAATAACACGGCAGCAGTTATTGATGCAAATCAATTTAAAGCAGACATCTACATTAAACCAGCGAGATCGATTAACTTCATCGGTCTTACCTTTATTGCCACCAAGACTGGTGTTGATTTTGAAGAAGTAATCGGCAACTTTTAATTAATCAAGAGGTTTAACAACTATGGCAACCAGAAATCAATTAAATCCACCTCCTTTAAGGAAGATTACAGACTTCAAGAGTAAGCTGTCTGGTGGTGGTGCTAGAAGTAACCTCTTTGAGGTTGTTCTTTCTTTCCCAGATGTTGCAGCTGCCGATACTAATGTTCTTGACAAATCAAGATTCTTAGTTAAGTCTGCGGCACTTCCAGCTTCAACAGTAACTCCAATAGATGTTGCATTTAGAGGAAGAACTCTAAAATTAGCAGGAGATCGTACTTTTGAAACTTGGACGATTACCGTAATTAATGACACTGATTTTTCTATTCGTTCGGCATTTGAAAACTGGATGAATAAAATTAACAGAGTATCTGATAATACTGGTGTTACTGATCCAGCATTATATCAGGCAGATGCTTTCGTTTATCAATTAGATCGTGATGGTTCTACGCTGAGAGCATATCATTTCTATGATTTATTCCCAACAAATATTAGTCCAATCAATCTGGCATATGAAACTGATGCTATTCAGGAGTTTACCGTAGAGATGCAGGTTCTTTGGTGGGAAGCAGTTAAAGGTAATTCACCTGCTGCTGGCGGTGAAGATATTAACTAAATAGAACATATTAAGAGTTTAAATTTATAAAATGGCGAAACTTTTTGGTTTTTCGATTGAGGATAATGAAAAAAAATCCAAATCAATAGTCTCCCCCGTTCCTCCTAATAATGAGGACGGGGTTGATTATTATATTCAATCTGGATTTTATGGTCAGACTGTTGATATTGAGGGTGTCTATAGAACAGAATATGATCTAATTCGTAGATATCGTGAGATGTCCCTTCATCCAGAATGTGATGGTGCAATTGAAGATGTTGTTAATGAAGCAATCGTAAGTGATTTATATGATTCTCCCGTAGAGATAGAACTCTCAAACTTAAATGCAAGTGATAAACTCAAGAAAATCATAAGAGATGAGTTTAAATATATTAAAGAAATTATGGACTTTGATAAGAAGTCCCACGAAATTTTTAGGAATTGGTATATTGACGGTAGATTATTTTATCTCAAAGTTATTGATATAAAGAAACCTGAGGATGGAATTCAGGAACTCAGATATATCGATCCTATGAAGATGAAGCACATTCGTCAAGAGAAAAAGACGAACAATAATATAGGTCCAAATTTATCTTCACTTAGTAATTTTAATGTAAATCAGGTCACATATCCTGAAATTGAGGAGTATTTTATTTACACTCCAACATCAAATTATCCATCAGGTACTCTTAGTTCATCGTCAAAAGGTGGGGTAAAGATTGCAAGAGATTCAATCACATATTGCACTTCAGGTTTAGTAGATAGAAATAAGGGAACCGTACTTTCTTATCTTCATAAGGCAATTAAGGCACTCAATCAGTTGAGAATGATTGAAGACTCTTTAGTAATCTATAGATTATCTAGAGCACCAGAACGTCGTATCTTCTATATTGATGTTGGCAATCTTCCAAAAGTAAAGGCAGAACAATACCTCAAGGAGGTTATGAGTCGTTATCGTAATAAATTAGTTTACGATGCGAACACCGGAGAGGTTCGTGATGACCGTAAGTTTATGAGTATGCTTGAAGATTTCTGGCTTCCAAGAAGAGAAGGCGGAAGAGGAACTGAAATCACAACTCTTCCCGGTGGTCAAAATCTGGGAGAACTTTCTGATATTGAGTATTTTCAGAAAAAACTTTATAGATCATTAGGAGTTCCGGAGTCAAGAATTGCCGGTGGGGGTGATGGATTTAATCTAGGTCGTTCATCAGAAATTCTAAGAGATGAACTTAAGTTTTCAAAGTTTGTTGGACGTTTAAGAAAGCGTTTTGCAAATATGTTTAATGATATGCTTCGTACTCAACTTCTGTTAAAAAATATTGTATCTCCGGAAGATTGGGAAGAGATGAGCGATCATATTCAATATGATTTCTTATATGACAACCATTTTGCAGAACTTAAGGAAGCAGAATTACTTACAAATCGTTTAACACTCGTTACGACGATGGAACCATATATTGGCAAATATTTCTCAACCGAATATGTCCGCAAAAAGATTCTTCGTCAAACTGATAGTGAGATTATTGATATTGATGAACAAATTGATGATGAAATTGAAAAGGGTATTCTTCCAGATCCTAATCCTCCAGTGGATGAAATGGGCAATCCTATTCCAGAAGGTGGTTTACCTCCAGAAGGTACAGGAGAGTCAGCACTAGGAGAAGTTCCTGAAGAACCACTTGCACCAGAACCTCCTCCAGAGCCTAAAGGTGGCAAGATATAAATAATCTTATAATAATAAATTGTTTTTATGGAAGAACTTATCGATTTGATTGCAACAGATGGTTCAGCATCTGATGTATCTGATAAAATTAAAGAAATATTATACGCAAAAGCATCGGACAGAGTTGATTCTGCCCGACCTTATGTGGCAGCATCGATGTTTGGTGATGAAGGCAATACAGAGGACCAAGAATAATGGCAATTAAGATTGTTCAAAATGTAAATAGAATTACTGCTACTGCAGGTGCGGCAACTACTAGTAATCCTATTGCCCTTAGAAGTGGATATATAAGAGTATCTACCGGATTGACCTCAGTTTATATTGAAATCGGAGGAGATCCGGTTGCCACCACTAATTCTTTTCAAATTGGTCCATATGGTAATGAAGTATTGAAAGAAAGACTTGCAAGACAAAAGATTGCAGGAATTACTACAGGAGCGTCAACTGTTATTTCATTTGATGAAAATGCAGGAAATCCATTTTTAGTTGGCGATTATGTCACCATTCAAAATGCACAACCAGCAGGAATTAATACAGAGCACAGATTGATTACTGCAGTATCTAATGATTCTGTAACAATCTCACATAATAGTTCATCTATTGTTGGAGTAATTACTACAACTAATGCAAATATTGCAAGAAGTGTGAAGGTAAGTGCGATTACCTCAACAGGATCTGAGAATGTTAGTATCACAGAAATCGTTCAGTTAGTCACCGAATAAAAATGAAACTCATCACAGAAGAAGTCTCACAAGTAGAGTTTATTACCGAAAAGGTAAATGGTAAAAAAACAATGTTTATTGAAGGAATTTTTCTTCAAGGAGACATTTGTAACCGTAATGGAAGAATGTACCCTATGCAAACTCTTGCAAAGGAGGTAAAAAGATACACCGAATCTTTTATTTCAAAAGGTCGTGCTCTTGGGGAGTTAGGACATCCAGATGGTCCTACAGTCAATCTTG